TTAATCATTTTGTTTCCCTCCTTTTTTTTGTTGTGTTTGCATTGTTTCCATTCTCTCCCTTTTCGTCTGGCGAAGCAACTTTCTGAAAGTTTTTCGGATATCCGAATATGGGATTTCCCTGCCTTTACTTCTGATTATTTTCATTTTCATTCCCTCCTTTTTTTTTGTATTTGGCATTGACCAAAGAGTAATACCTTTTTTCCCTCATGTCAACACTTTTTTTACATTATTTTCAATAAATCGTATTTTCTTCATGAAATCACTAACTTACAATGAGCAAAAAAATGTGTAAAAGCTTGTTTTGCAGGGACTTAACAGGCCCCTTAAACAGAAGCGAGATTTTATCCGCGCAATTGGAAAGAAAATAAGAGTGAGAACGTTGGCTCCTCTGCAAGGTCGTCGGAATTTTACCGGTGACCTGAAAAATTTCCAGGATGGGATACTGCATCTTGAGATGGGAGGAAAGATGGTGGCCCTCTCTTGGACTGAAGTAGGGAAGGCCAATTTGGTTTATGAGTTTAAGCATTAACAAATCTTAACCTTCACTGGAGTAAATGAAAGATGGTTTCAGAATTAAAAAGAATGATTGATCAGGTAAGTCGTGAGAAAGGGGAGAAGATAGATATTGTTACCTGGGATAATGACCCGGCTAAGTTTATATGCAATGCTCTATCACCTGCTGAGGTTGAAAGGGTCATTGTGGACGAGGACAGGCAGGCTATGGAGGTGGTGGTTCCGGATGACCAATTATCCCTGGCTATTGGAAAGAAGGGGCAAAATGTCCGGCTTGCCTCAAGAATATCCGGGTGGAATCTGGATGTCATAAGCGAATCAAATTATAACCGTGTTTTGAGAGAGGCCTATGACTCCTTCCTCAGTCTAGACGGTGTAGGCGAAAAGACGGCCTCAAATCTTTACCAGATGGGATTCAGGTCCATGGAAGATTTGGCAGGGTCTTCTGCCTCTGACTTGGTTCAGGTAGAAGGCATCGGAGATGAAAAGGCAGCAAAACTCATTGAAAATGTGGCACAATATTTCAAAGACAAGGAAAGTCTAAAAGATAAGGAAATTGATGAAGAGCCTGCAGAAGAAAAAAAAGAAGAAGAGTTAAAGGAGAGCTGAAAGGTGGAGTGATGAGAAGCTCTTTAGGAAGACAGAAAATAATATCCTACCATTAAAAAACTTGACAAAGTATTGGGGTTTACGAATACTTAGTTATAGATGGGATAATTGAGGTTGATTAAGTACGAGAGAACAGTTACCATGTGAATTCGAGACTCCATCGATGCCGGGAACATTGAAGACAGGGGACTACAGCATTAGGGGCGCTGAGGATCTGATCAGCATCGAGAGGAAAAGCCTAAGCCGGATTCAAGCTTCGGAAAGAAATGCCTTTTAGCAGTGAGATTCGTTTGATTCTTTTGTTTTGTCGAGTTTGTCAAGTCCAGTCAACCCTATTAGGGGAACAGAGATATCAAAAAGGAGGATTTCATAGCCAAACCGGCCCTGATTGTCAAAGCTCAAAGGAAACAAAGATTTTCAACTCGCCAATATAATAGGTGCCCAATTTGTGGCAGGGCAAGGGTCTGCTTTAGAGGGTCTTAAAAGGGTGAGCAAGCCGGGTTGCCGGGTTTATACTGGAAAGGATAGGATTTCACAAGTCTTGAATGGATTCGGCATTAATATCATTTTCACATCAAAGGGGGTTATGACCGATGACATGGCAAAAAGGACAATCAGGAAATCCGAAGGGGCGTAAACCGGGCAAGTATACGATTGAGGACCTCTTCAAAGCGATCCGAGAGGTCGAAAAGACTAAGTCAAAGACTTCGAGGGGCTGGACCCTGCTTAGACACTTCGTTCAGCGGGCCTCAGAGGACGATAAGGTGCTTGTGGCTCTCATGCGGAAGATTTTACCGGACATCGAACGACAGATCAAAGAGGGCGCTATCCAACTTTTAGCGCCGGCGCTCATAAAAAAACCGAAGGATAGCGGGAAGTGATAACCGGCTTCTGAAAATGAGGAACTCAGGGAAATGATTTGACCGATATAAAAACCTACACCCCTCTTCCAACCCTGCGGCTCTTCCACGAGTCCCCGGCCCAGCATCGGGCCATCGTCGGCCCTGTGGGCAGTGGTAAGACAGTAGCGGCCACGATGGAAGTCTGCTATTACCTGCCTGTATTTCTTGCCGCACAATACAACATCAAGAAAACCCGTTGGGCTATCATCCGCAATTCATACCCAGAGCTGCGGGACACTACGATGAGATCTGTCAAAGATTGGTTCCCCGACTGCGAGCATAAAGTCCAAGCTAATGAGTTTTATTACGTCTTGCCGGGGGGTATCAAAGTTGAGCTGTGGTTCAGGAGTTGCGACCGGCCAGAGGACGTCAAGAAGTTCAGGAGCATGGAGCTGACCGGGGTCTGGTTTGAAGAGTCGATAGAGATCAAGGAAGAAGTTAAGCTACTGATAGATACCAGGCTCAAGCGCCTACCGCCAGCCTGCCCGGTCAAGTTCAGCATTGAAACAACCAACCCCCCGGATATCGAGAACCCCCTATATTACAAGTACAAATGGCATACTCTGCCGCCAGGCCCCATGCCGGAGAAGGAACCGCTTGCTAACCATGAAGGGTTTTGGCAGCCGCCCGACGAGAACCTGGTGAACCTGGACAAGAATTATTACATGAATCTTCGGGAGAGATACCGAGATAACCCTGATTGGGTCGATATGTACATCGAAGGCAAGCCCGGCCTGATGGCCACGGGGAGATTGGTCTTTAATAACTTCAAGAGGGAGGCACACGTTTCACATGAAACACTCAAATGGTCAAATGGGCCTCTTTACCGAGGATGGGACAACTCAGGCAACTGCCCGGCCGCCGTGGTCGTCCAATGTCCGACAGCTGGGAGCATCCAAGTCCTTCGGGAGTACTGCACGGACAAGATGGGAATTGTCGACTTCACAAGGTGGGTTGTCGCTGACTGCGAGCTACGATGGCCAGGAGCGTCTTACACCGACTATGCAGATCCGGCTGGAGAGAATCAATACTCAACGAAATCAGGCGACTTTACAAGCAACGCAGAACTCCAACTACAGGAGTGCCGAGTACAGACTATTGCGTCGGAGCAAAACTGGACGGCGAGAAAAGAGGCGGTTGAAACATCGCTCCGGCTCATCGACGGGTTGCTGATAGATCCAAGCTGCCACAGGTTAGTCAACGGCTTCATTGCCGGGTACACTTACCCGGAGATCGGCGGGACCGGGATATTCAGAGACAAGCCGTTAAAGAATCGGTTCAGTCATCCCCATGATGCCCTTCAGTATGTCCTGGTCAAGCTCACCCGGCCAACCTATGCGAAGGCCGAGAACCCGATATACTGGGAGGGGAGGCAGCAGTATGCTGACGGGGATTACAACGAGTTGGAGGTTGGGAGGTAAGATGGACTTCCCAGAGTGGTGGGCAAAGGCGAGACATTGGGAGATATGGATAACTGGTATCCGAGGAATCCCGTGGGGGCAACTGCCATATGAAGCCCAAGATAAATCAAGAGAGGCCCGGTTGGTCCGTTTTCGTGATGATGATTTCAAAATAGAGCATCGACGCGAGATTAGACCAACGGACCTTAACCCATGAGACACGTCTTGTATAAGCAGGGAGTATGCGGTGACTTGACCAGAGAGGCTACAAGGGGCTTCGGTCAGGTAGCGGCTCTTTATGAGCGTAACGGGATTGATATGGTCGTGACTTCTATCCGTGAGGGCAACCATAGTGCCTGGAGTTTACACTACATCGGGAGGGCGTTTGATCTGCGAGTAACGGATATCGATGTCACTCAGATTCGGGAAGTCCTTGGGCCGGAGTGGGATGTGGTTGACGAGGCCACTCATATTCATTGTGAGTTGGACCCATGAGCGGGGGGGAGTTATGGAGCAATTTTACCCATCCATCAAAAGAATCACAATAGTTGTTCTGATGCTGGTTCTGCTGAGTTGTGCTACGATGCGGACGGCAAGCATTGTAGTTATGGAGGAGGATGCGAAGAATGTTGAGACGCTCAGAGAGATAACGGACATTTTTTTAAAGACCTGGAAGTTCAAGAGTGCTGCGGTTAAACGGGTTCTTGGTCCTCGGATAAAAGCCATGCCCCTGGAGGCTTTGGAGGCTATGGCAATCTTGGACGCTATAGAGGCGAAAGCTCCCAGGGACGATAGGGACTTAGGCCAGGCTTTTGGTGCTATGATTGTTTCTCATTTGGAGATTATAAGAGCGGCTATCAAAGCTGTGGCGCCTGATGTTTTGAGTCTTATTCTGTTTTGAGGAGGTGCAGGCTATGGAATGGATACTATCCCATTGGTCATATATTGTCGTAATACTCTTGGCCGCTGATAAGGTTGTGGCGGCCACTCCGACGCCCTGGGACGATATTATTCTGTCAGTCATCAAGAGTGTTTTAAAGGTCTTTAACAGCCCGAAACCAGGGAGGAAACTCCCTTGATATATGAGAGAGCTACAGTGGAGGACGTCCCGGAAATGATCGAGCTTTTAAAGCAGTATCCTTACACGTTTGACAACTTGACCGAGGACCCGGCGGCATGGCTCGAAAGCCGCCTTGATGTGCCGGACGCTGCTTACTTCAAGGTGGACCTCGGATATGTGGGGTATGATCCTATTATCCCCGGCGGGGTGGCGATGGCCCGGATGTTCTACGATAAAAAGACGTTTAATAGGCTCCTCGGGGAGTTAATTAAGAAGGCAAGGGACTTTTTTCTTTACGGGTTCGAGGTCCTGGGGTTTTACAAGATACAAGCGGATGAACTGGTGGGCCAAAGGCATGGCGTCTTTCTGCGCCGGCTGGGGTTCAAGCTCGAAGGAACCCTTCGTGGAGTGGCTTTTTACGATGATAAGGTCAGGGATATGAATATATACGGAGTATTTAGAGAGGAACTGTTATGCCACCTGTAGTAGTAGCGGCGATAATACTGGGTAGTGCCGCGGCGGGGTCTGCTTACGCAGTCCAGCGCTCAACCCGGAAGGCGGCCCATGCCCAATCAGACGCTGCGAAAGATGCCCAACGAGCGGCGACTGAGGCGGCGGGGAGACAGGCAGCTATTCAGAAGCGAGCGGTGGAGGGAGCCGAGAGAGAACGTCTCAAGATACAGGCCGAAAAGGACAGGGCGGAGGCGACGGCGGTAGCTAAAGAAAAGAGAACTTCGGCTTTGGCTAAAGAGCGGTCTGACAGGATCACGGCTGGCCGCAGGGCATTGCTCAAGACAACGCCGGGAGGACTTGGGGCGGCCCCGGTTGAACGGAAAACACTTTTAGGGGGATAGATGTGGGGTTGGCTGACAATATCGTAAAACGGCAAGAAGATCTTCAGGCGGCCCGGTCAACTTGGGAAAGCCTTTGGCAGGATATCCCGGATTACGTTTTGCCTGCGAAGGCCGGGGTCACATCGGAGGACACTCCGGGAACCAGGAAGGGGTCGTTGATCTACGACTCGACGCCTCAGAAGGCGGTTAACGTCTCAAGCGCCGGGTTGATGTCGCATATGACGAGCATTGCCTCCCCCTGGTTTGCGTTAAGGACCCGCAATGAGGGTCTTATGGAGGACGGCGGGGTCAAGTGGTGGCTCCAGGAGGCTGAAAGGCGAATGTTTGCTGTTTACAACTCTAGCAATTTTTATACGAGCATCCATGAATACTACCAGGATCTTATCGCTTTTGGTACTGCCAGCATATTTGTGGAGGAGGACCCGGAGTTTGTTGTTCGGTTCAGCGTTTTTCCTATCAGGCAGATATTCATTGCTGAGAATTATAACCAGCAGATTGACACGGTTTACCGGGTTTACAAGCAGACTGCCAGACAATTGGTGCAGGAGTTCGGGGAGGACAATGTATCCCGGAACACGATAGAGAAGGCGAGAGAGAAACCAGACACTAAAGTTGATTGCATCCATGCTGTTTTCCCCCGGAAGGACAGAGATATCAGGTTAAAGACTCGGGTTAATATGCCTTTTGCCA